ATACCAATTTAATGTTGGAGGTAGAAAAGTTTGGAATGTTACAGGTTCCTCAAACCTTGAAGAACTTAGGGACCGAACTGTTGGACTTGTATTAAGAAGATTGAAAGAAAATGTGTTGGACTTACCTGAGAAAATTATTACGCCAGTTTATCTTAGATTAAAATCTAAAGCTTACGAAGAAGTTATGGGTGAGTACTACGACTGGTACGACAAGAATCCCGAGGAGTCAAAATCATTGACCGTTCAATTCACCAAACTTACAAAAGTAAGACAAATTATTGCCGATGAAAAAATAAATGAGACGATTGAAATTGCCGAAAATATTATCGAACAAGATAAAAAAGTCATTATATTCTGCAACTTTACCGATTCACTGAACAAAATCTGTCAACACTTTGGTAAATCAGCTGTGAAAGTTGACGGGTCTATGTCAAAATCGGAAAGACAACACAGTGTTGATAGTTTCCAAGAAAACGAAAAGGTGAAAGTTTTTGTGGGAAATATAAAAGCCGCGGGTGTTGGTTTGACATTGACTGCAGGTGAGGCTGTGATAATGAATGACTTATCATTTCTACCATCAGACCATGCACAAGCAGAAGATAGAGCGTACCGATACGGACAAAAAAATAACGTGTTGGTTTACTATCCAATATTCGAAAATACAATCGAAGGTATTATATACGATATATTAAACAACAAGAAACAGGTCATCGCCACAGTGATGGGTGACAACCAAAATACCTCTGACACCGCGGAGGAAATTCTAAAGAGAATTAATGAAATTAGAAAATAACCAAATACTGGATTATTTATAATCAAAGAATAATCCAAACATGAATAAAATAGAAGAGAAGATTCAACAACTCGAGACACAAATAGTAGAACAAAAAGTTAACCGAGAAAAAGAGTTGTTAATCACAGAAATGAAAAAAATTGGAATAGAAAAACTACCCTATTCTTACTCAGCCCTGAAACAGTTCATTGACCCAGAAACGATGGACTTTCATTATAACAAACACTATAAAGGGTACGTAGACAAATTAAACGACGCATTATCTAAGAAAAAATACGGGGATTTAGAACTTGAACAGATAATCAAAACTATAAGTCGTTTTGATAAATCAATAAGAAATAATGCTGGTGGAGCATTCAATCACGCATTGTTTTGGAACATGTTGACCCCAAAACCGAAAAAACTTGAAGGTGAACTTTACAAAAAAATCACAAAAGAATTCGGTAGTTTTCCAACGTTCAAGAAAAAATTTGAAACAATTGCAAAAGATAGATTTGGTTCTGGTTGGGTTTGGTTAGTATTAACCGCAAAAAACACACTGAAAATTATGTCGACTCCAAATCAAGACAATCCATTAATGAATGTTATTGAAGGGGGTGGTTTTCCACTATTAGGTTTAGACCTATGGGAACATGCATATTATCTAAAATACAGAAACAAAAGAGATGAATACATTGCAAACTTTTGGAAAGTAGTGAATTGGGATTTCGTATCCAAGTTATACGAAATGAAAACAGAAACAAAACTTTTGGAGTCGAACCAAATGGAAAACCTTCTGAAAGAATCTAAAGAACCTGAGTTCTGTGGTTCAAACGAAATAAATGCCTACCGTGAATTAATTAACAACTCTAAAATAAAAAGAATCTATCAAGATGGAGTTACCGATGTCTTAAAGAAAGTATTTAACCAATTTTGGGTCGAGGGTAACACAAAAGAAATGTCAGGTTTTTATGGAGTTGAATCAAAAGAGGGAAGGTCGGTTCTGAATAATTTGAACCCATACTTCAACACTTTTTGTTTATTAACCAAAGCGGTCAATCGTCAAATAGATAATATAGGTAAACCAGAGAAAAAGACAACGAGGACTTTATTAACATTATTAAAGTACTAAAAAAACTTTGGGATAGGGGTCAAAAATCCGAAGACCAAGTCCTTAAAAAAATGGAACAGTATTTCGGACCCGATTCATCTGTTGAAAAAATTGGTGGTCATGGACAAAAAACAGACGCCTTTAAAGGAATCGATTTAATAATTAATCTTGGTGATAAAAAATACACCGCTCAAGTCAAACCATTTTCAAATACCAAAATAGAGAACGGTAAAATAACAGTATTCAACACTGGTAATGTGAAACCCTACAATGTAAAATGGTTGGTTTTTATCAACACAAAAAACAATGAGATTTTAATATTTGAAAATAATCCTATTAAAGACCACTATCAATATATTTTTGATGAATCATCTTTAATACACGAAATAGAATAATAAAGATATTTATTTGATATGTCAGCGATACCAGAACCAGAAAGAAGTAGAATATATACGAGGATTAAACATCAGTTAGGTGCTCCACTGAGAAGTGTTGAACTTGAAGATGAAATGATGGACTCGTTAATGGAATTAGCAATTGGAGATTATGAAGAATACATCCTTCAATGGTTAATTGATTCACAGTGGGTTAACTTAGTTAACTTGAACATGAACGAAAGGTCTGTTGCAAGAGCGTTAGTTACAAGAACTATGGATTTTGAACAACAGTTCAGTTATTCATATTCCAAAATTGTTGGACTCCAAACTGAAGGTCCATGGGTGTTGAAAAAAGATTATTTCATATTAAGTGCAAACACTCAGACTTATGAAATTCCTGCAGGTAGAGAAGTAAACGAATTACTATGGTTTTCCAATCAAGCTTGGACCGCATTCGGTTTGGGGGGTGTAGGTGGATTTGGATTCGGTGGTATTGGATTAGGAGCTAACGAAGCTGGATACGCTCAAATGGGATATCAAGGGTCATACTTTATGATGTCAGGATTTGACTACTTAATTAGAATGCAAGAAGCCAATATCCTAAATAGAATTTTAGGTGGTTCCTTAACTTATAGAATTACAGGATTACCTGACGGTAAAAAGTTAATTCACTTGTATAATACACCTGGTGGTAAATTTAACTGGTCTAACTATAACCTATACGTTGGTAAGGCTGTTTGGTATTGGTACTACGATGTTGAACCTGATAGTAGAGCGGATTGTCTCAAAAATAATCCTGATATTATCAAATTACCTACTGACGTTCCAATTGAAGAGTTGACTTGGACTGATTTGAATGTACCAGGACAACAATGGGTTAGAAGGTGGTTTACTGCATATTGTAAAGAAACCTTAGCGAGAGTTAGGGGTAAGTATAGTGGTAACCTCAAAACACCTGACACCGAGATTACAATGGACTATCAAAGTTTATTGACCGAAGCTAAAGATGAAAAAACTAAATTAATTGAAGAACTCATCGGTGCTGAAGGTTGGTTAACGAGAATGAGACCTGAAAAAGTAATGGAAAGAGAGGCTCTTATTGCTGAAAATCTGAATAAACAAATGAAGTTCAGAGCAATGCCTCGACAAATATACGTAATATAATTTTATGGCAATAGTAAAATCGATACCCTCAAGAAGAATAATCAACGGAGTATCACTCAATACATCTGAAATTTCTGTAGTATCAGAATTAGATTATAGAACAAACGGCGAAAGTTGTGTCATCGTAAGAGGAGTTGCACAATCATTTGTAACATTAGATTCTGCTACGACTGACCACGTTGTTGTTAAATCTATGACAAACCTCACCATAAGACCCGACGTTGGAAAAATCGACGAGGAATATGATGAGGTTGTAGTAGATAAATTCGCTTGTATTGAATTTAGATTCGTTGGAGGAAATTGGTATATCCTTTCATCAGATGGTCTTAAACAGTCATAAGTTTACTTTCCCATCCTTCTTCGGCTAATTCGTACATATAGTAAGGACTCAGTCCTCTTTTTTCCCAATATTTCAATTCTTGTTCTGTGATGTCTAATACATCTTCTTGTAACCTGTCTTGGTCTCCATCAGACAACGGATGTCCATTTATTAATTCACACTGAGCTGCGGTGAATATCCCACGTTTTTCAGGGTCAGCAACAATCAAACCATTTCTAACGTCGTCCTTGAACACAACCATCAGGGGCTCAATTCTTTTGTTAAATGTAACAATTGCCCTTGGAACGTTATAATCCCCCGTCAATGTTGGGTCGTTGTCCAAGATATCTTTATCTAACATGTAACAGTTAAGTTGTACACCATCACCTTTTTTTTGTACATCACCATGTGATGCTTTGATTCCATTGTTGACGTACAAAATGATATCACCTAGATTTACATTCAGGTTGTTTTCTATTGCCAACTCCATATGTGCCATCCTTGACATACTATTACCTGCCTTGGTTTTGGTTGTCAAACGTTTTTTATATTCGTCAAGTGATAACTTTACTTTAGCTCTCTGAGCAATTTTAGATAACGGTATTTGTTTGTCAAAAATCTTCTGTAGATACTCATAATAATATTCAACAAATTCTTTACCCTCACCCTTTAGTAACATTTTGATACCACCACGACCGACATAAACTCTATTCTTAGCGTCTTGAGGGGTTGAGAAGTTTACACCGTCGGTATCCATTACCAAAGGAACATAACCTTTTGACATGAAGAACTTAATCATCTGACGAAGGTACTGTCTACCCGTACAAGTAATCTGTTCCCCCATATACATGTCACCCCAAGCATACACCTGAGGAGCGGATAACGCACCGAACATGGAGTTAATAAAAATCTTAATCGGTAATTGTTTATTACCATATGATTCGGATTTCTTTTTATCTATTGTATAATACTCCTCAGCCAAGTTCTTGTATTTGATACGAGTATCACGGAACCACTTTAACATTCCCTTCATTGCACCTGTTACATCACAATCAGGAAAAACATCATGTACAAGTTGAATAGAAGGATATAGAGACGAGAAGTCGAGTTTGAGTACGTCTTTACTATACCCCACCTTAAGTAGTCGAGAAAGACCTCCTACGAAGTCAGTCTTTGATTCCTTAGCGGGTATTGCCAAATTATTCTTATATGACCAAGCCAACATCAACATTTTCCATAGAGTTGCCGTACCCATCGTGGATACTCTTTCGTATGTTGTTGGAATCATGGCTGCAAGTAAGAACGAACCCTGATTGAATTCTTGGTCTACCTTGAGAGTTTCATCCAAGTCATCGTCAAGATATCTTTCGACCAAATTATCTCCTGTAGTTTTTATGTATACATCACCGCGACTTTCACAAATCGTATCAATCTTAGGGTCTAAACCTACTTTTCGGTAATTACCATTTTGTATGTTCAACCAATACTCTTCTTTCTTGGTATAGAAAGGTCCGATGTCCAAATGGTCAATGTATACTCGGTCAGGAGCCTCGGCGTTAATATATTGTGTAATGTATTTCAAACCAGCGGATTTGATACTCGAGTTAATTGCTTGAGCTCTACGTACCGCATGAATGATATCAATAACATTGTATCCCCAAATTGATGTTTGGGTATATGGTTCCACTTCGTTTGCAAGTTTCAACATACTTTCTTTTCTTGTGAATGAATGTTGGGGGTGGAGGGATTTACAAATCTTCTTTGGGTCAATGTTCAAGATAGAACATCTCTCGAATATCCAATGCCAGTCGAAGTTCGCTGAATTATACCCACCGATAATACTTGGTTTGAGTTGGTCTATAATATCGAAGAATTCTATGATTGCACCTCTTTCTTGAGATTCATCAATACATTCAATTACTTTATGATAACCCTTATTTGATTTGATTCCAATCATGAATATACGACCGTCCTTAGGTTCTAATGCGGTCGTCTCTAAGTCGAATACAAGTCTGGTAACTTGATTATAATCTTCGAATCCTTTGAATAATCTTTTTTCTTTTGATATTAGATATTGCTCTACGGGAGGTAGAATCATAACCTTTTCCTTGGTTCTTTCTCCCCAAGGGTCACATCCACCTTCTCTAAAAAACTGAACCAATTCACGGTAACCTTTAAGAGATTTGACAATATATGTCATACCCTTTTGTAATCTTTCGTTTCCGTGTGTTTCAAGTTTATCAATCATAATACCATGTTTAGTCATGGCCTCTTTCTGAGCTGCTTTGGAACCGCCGTAAAAGTTAATGTCTCGTAAATCACCTACCCATGCAAATGGAGTAAACGTATCTTTACGAATTTCTTTTCCTTTGCCAGGAATCTCTTTTACTTTAAAAATGGAGTTGGATGCGTAGTCGAACTCAATAGCGACTATAAATTCTTCAGGGTCGTTTCCGTGTAGGAACGATTCAATTTCTTGTTCTGTAAACATATATAATACACGAGTGGTTTATTGGCTT